CAAAAAAATAAAGATAATGTAAATGCACAACAGAGACAATATTATAAAGACAATAAAGAAAAAGTAACTATACGTATAAAGAAATACAGAAAAGAGTTAGGCGATACATACAAAGAGTATCAAAACGAAAGAATTACTAAATATAGACAAAAAAATCCTATAAAAAGTATGTATGTTTTAATAAAATCTCGTGCTAAGAGACACAGTATACCTTTTAATTTAGATATAGAAGACTTAATTATTCCTAATGAATGCCCTGTATTAAAAATTCCAATTTATAGAGAGGCTATAAAAGGGGGTAAAAAAGGTCCTAAACAAAATTCTCCATCTGTAGATAGAATAGATAACACTAAAGGATATATTAAAGGAAATGTACAAATTATAAGCAATAGGGCTAACACAATGAAAGGTAATGCTTCACCTCATGAATTATTGCAATTTGCTTATTGGGTATTACTTACATATGGACATTTAATTGATAAAGAAATTAGTTGACATTGTAAATTGTTGTGATATACTATTATCCTTAATGTTTGAAAGGAGAGAATATGGAATTAGATGACAATAAGATAGAGAAGATGATGCAAGCTTCTGTCAATATGAGAGATAAGATTGATGAATTAGAAAATCAAATTACTGAAATTAAAACTCAGAAAGATAAAGTTGATTTAGCTTTAAATGAAGCATGCAGAACACTTAATGTAACTAGTTTGAAAACTAAAGTTGGAACGTTATCAAGAACTTTACGTACAAGATATTGGACAAGTGATTGGCCTGAAATGTACAAGTTCATAAAAGAAAATGATATGCCTGAGTTCTTTGAAAAGAGATTAGTTCAATCGACAGTTAAAGAGTTTTTAGAACAAAACCCTGACAAAGCACCACCAGGTTTACAAGCAACAAGTGAATACACAGTAAGAATAACTAAAAGTAGAACTAAGGAGGAAGTATGAGTACAGAATTAGACGTATTTGGTAGCACCGCAGTAGCAACACATACCCGTAGAGATGATGGCTTCACTGCAAATATAACAGGTAGTTCATCAACTGCTAAACGTATATCAATACGTGGTGGTAAATTTAGATTGATGGTTAACGGTAAAGAAGTTGAGAAGTCAAATCAAGACGCACTCGATGTAGTTATTGTTAATGCATCACCACACGTTCATAGAATGTATTTTTCTAAAGCATACGTACCTGGTGAGAAGATGCCACCACCAACATGTTGGACATCTGATAGTCAAAAACCTGATGAAGCAGTTGTAGAGAAACAAGCAGAGAATTGTTTATCATGTCCACAAAATATTAAAGGTTCAGGCGCTAATGGCACTAAGGCATGTCGTTTTAGTAGACGTGTTGCGGTAGTTCGCGCTGATGATATGAATGGTGATGTATATCAAATGACTTTACCTGCACAATCAATATTCGGTAATGGTACAAAAGATTGTAAACCACTACATGAATATACAGATTATGTTCGTGCTAATAGTCAGAACTTGATGTCTGTTGTATCACGAGTATCTTTTGATGAAGACTCATCAAGCACTAAGATTGGCTTTAAAGCAATTCGTATTCTTACAGATGACGAGTATGCAGTATGTGCCACGAAGTCAACATCAGAAGAAGCTAAACGTGCAATTACATTATCAGTAAGCGTTAACAAAGATGAAGATGGTGAAGAGTTTGAGACTAGGAAACAACAACCTATTCAACGTCCACAAGTAGCCGCACCTAAAGTAGAAGATGATATTCCTGAACCTACAGTTCGTGTAGCAGAAAAACCTGTGGCACCACCTCCACCAAAACCAGCAGCACCTAAAGCAGATCAAGGTGATGTTAGTCTAGATGATCTAGTATCAGATTGGGCGTAATCATGCGTGGTTACTCCCAAGTAGTTATCGAAGCAAACGCTAAAGCTAAAGAGACTACAGGGACACTTTTAGGCGCTGTATGCATATCACTAAAACACCCTGCTAGTCAAGTAGCGAAAGCGCTTAACGTTTCACGTCAAACGGTGTATGATTGGTTTTCGGGTAAAGCAAAGCCATCAAGAAAACTTGACCAAAAGATTAAGGAATTGATCGTTAATCTTAATAAGGGCGAAAGCACCTTTATTTATATATTGCTAGATGGTAGTTAATTTATAAACCGCAAGTAGCCCACCCATTTTAAGCAGCACAACATTTTGAGAGAAAAATGCAAACAAAAGAATTTTTACAACAAGTATGGCCTGATCAAGGATATTATTGTATCCTCGGCAAAGACCAACAAAATGTAGTAGTTCCTAAGTTTATAAATTCCATAGATGAAGCAATTGAAGTAGTAAATAAATTACTAAGCGATAAGCAAGACGTTTACTTTGCATGTTCAACTTATGTTGAACCTACTGAACGAAAGAAAATAAATGCAAAAGAACAACGTATTCTATGGTTAGATATAGACTGTGGTTTCGATACAAAGAAACGTAAATGGAAAGACTACGAAACTAAAGACGCAGCCCTTGTAGCGTTACGTTCATTCACAGATACAACCCAACTGCCAGCACCTACTATTGTAGACTCAGGTAGAGGTATCCATTGTTATTGGCCTTTCACAGAACCTGTTGATAAGGTTATCTGGCAACCTGTTGCTGAAGGTTTAAAGTTTCTATGTGCTAAACATGGACTCAAAGCTGATGGTGCTTGCACTGCTGACATGGCTCGTATTCTACGAGTTCCAGGCACAAAGAATTATAAAGATGTAGCTAAACCTGAAGATGTAGTTGTGCTTAATAAAGGCATACCAACAGCGTTTGATGAATTAGCAAGTCTTATACCTATACATCTTACAGATAAACCTAAAGCTAAACGTCCATTAGATGAAGCTACAAAAGCTATATTAGGAAACAACTCATCTAAATTTATGAAGATTATTGAACGCTGCCGTAAAGATGATGGCTGCGCTCAGTTAGTTCACATCATGACTAAACAGGCAACAGTAGAAGAACCACTATGGAGATCAGGTTTATCTATTGCAGCTTATTGTGAAGACTCTGAATCAGCAATTCACAACATATCTAAACATCATCCTGATTATGACTACGCTAGAACAGAATCTAAAGCTAGTGCTATTCCAGGCCCACATACATGTAGACAATTTGAAGGCTTACGTCCTGAAGGTTGTGATGGATGTAAACACAAAGGTAAGATTACTTCTCCAATAGAATTAGGTAGAGTTATTCTACGTTCTAAAGGTGCGGATAATGTTATCCAAGCTAAGTCAGAAGAACTAGGTGAAGTTGTTACATATCAAATCCCTGATTACCCATTCCCATATTTTAGAGGAAAGAATGGCGGTGTATATAAAACTGTAGCTGATGAAGATGAAGAAGCTATTATGGTTTATGACTATGATTTTTATCTTGTTGAAATATTAAATGATCACGCTATTGGTTTCTGTGCATGGTTTAAATTACATTTACCACATGAAGGTGTCCAAGAATTCATAGCACCTTTAACACAACTCTTATCACGTGAAGAAGCTAGAAAGATTTTAGTAGCTAAAGGTATTGTTAGAAACGGTAAGAAATTAGATAACGTTATTGACTACATCATAGCTGTAGTAGATGCTGATCAAAAGCAAAAGCCATCAACACCTATGTACAAACAATATGGTTGGAATGCTTTATATAACAAAGTTGTTATAGGTAATCGTGAGATTAGTGCCTTTGGTATTAAGTATGTTCCTGTGTCTGAAGATTTAAATGATGTAAACCCAGCACTACAAAAGAAAGGCACTTATGAAGAATGGAAGAAAGCTATATCAGTATATGAAAGACCTGGCATGGAGTTACGAGCATTTGGTTTCTTCTGTGCATTTGGTTCTTTACTCATGCCATTCTTTAAGACAAAAGAAAAATCAGCAGTAATTAATTTATACAACCCTGAGTCAGGGCAAGGTAAGTCTACAGTATTACAAGCTATGACTAGCGTATATGGTAATCCTGACCTATCAGCCAAGCTTATTCAAGTATGGGGCGATACAGGTAACTCAGTAATTAATCGTATGGGTTACATGAATACTTTGCCTGCGGCAGTTGATGAGTTTACTAAAGTAACACCTGACCAATTACATGAGTTCTTAAAATTCATGTCAACAGGTCGTGGTAGAAATCGTATGGGTAGTGGTGGCACAAATAAGGAAAGACAAAACGATACCGTATTTAATCTTATTTGCGTTGTATCTTCTAATACAGATTTTAGAACAGTTATGTTCTCATCAAACGCTAAAGCCTCAGGTGAGATGGCTCGCTTCTTACAATTACGT